AGAAGCATCCGTTAATGATTTTTATTTGACTACTTTATTGTGGGATGTTCATCCCGATCGTAATAAAGAGTGGTTTGAAAAAGAAACAAAAAATATGTCAAAGCGTCAAATTGCGCAAGAACTGGGGTGTAATTTTAATGTATCCGGAGAAACGGTTATTCACCCTGACGACATTCAGTGGTACTTAGAAAGAGCCACGGCTCCCGAATACCGCACCGGATTCGATAGGAACTACTGGATCTGGAAGCGGTACGATCCCGAGAAACCACACCTTATCGTTGCTGATGTCGCCCGCGGCGATGGTAAAGATAATAGTGCGTTTCACATTTTTGAATTAGAGTCAATGGAGGTGGTTGCCGAATACATCGGGAAACCAACTCCTGATGACTTTGCTGATATCTTATGGAACGTTGGGGCGGAGTACGGGAATCCCATGTTGGTTATAGAAAACAACAACATAGGTTACGCAGTACTTAAAAAACTGCTTGATAAAGGGTATCCTAACATATATCACTCTACTAAGGGAGATCACCAGTATGTGGACCCGATTACAGCTCAATGGCAGTCTAATGTTATCCCCGGGTTCACAACTTCTTCCAAAACGCGACCTCTTATTGTTGCCAAAATGGAAGAGTTTATGAGGAACAAACTAATTAAGATTAACTCAAGTCGCCTTCTTTCGGAAATGAAAACATTTGTTTGGCACAGCGGAAGGCCACAGGCGATGAGAAGTTATAATGATGATTTGGTCATGTCGTTTGCAATAGGATGTTGGGTGAGAGATACAGTGATTGTGGAGAGTCAAAAAGATATAGAGTATAGCCGGCAGTTTTTGTCAGCGATTACGACCACGAAGACAGCGATCTCAACCACCATTCCAGGAATGCAGGGACACAAGCAAACTTCTGAAACAAAAAGGGCAGAGGGCGCTGAAGACTTCAACAAACGATACCTCGGACTTATTAAGGGCTAGAAAGTAAATTATGGCTACAAACGAAAAAAACAACAGAAATCCGGCATCCCCGTTATTTAAAAGATTAACGCGGCTACTCTCGGGACCAATTGTAAATTATAAAGCACAGATCGCGCGACAAGAACGCCGCGATGATATGGATAAGTATCGGTACCGCTTCCGCTCGATGAGCGGCCAAGAATTTAAGCGCGGTGACACAAACATGTCTCAGCAATATAACATGTTTACATCCGCGGCATTCCGAAATCAGAACCGCGCTGAACGTTACACTGACTTCGAGCAAATGGAGTATATGCCCGAGATTGCTTCGGCCATTGATATTTATGCTGATGAGATGACTACATCTAATGAGTACGATCAGCTTCTAAATATCTCATGCATGAATCTAGAAATCAAAACAATTCTTCATTCGTTGTTTTATGACGTCCTCAACATTGAGTTCAATGCTTTTGGCTGGGCGCGTTCTATGTGCAAATACGGAGACTTCTTTTTGTATTTGGACGTCGACGACACACTGGGCATTACTTCCGTGATTGGTTTGCCAAATAATGAGGTTGAGCGCCTAGAAGGCCAAGACCCTACAAACCCTAACTATGTACAGTATCAGTGGAATGGCGCTGGGATGACCTTTGAAAACTGGCAGGTTGCCCACTTCCGTATTTTAGGTAACGACAAATACGCGCCGTATGGAACATCTGTCCTTGATCCCGCGAGGCGCATTTGGCGGCAGCTTCTTCTTCTTGAAGATGCCATGATCGCCTATCGTGTTGTCCGGGCCCCAGAGCGCCGCGTATTTAAGATTGATGTGGGTAACATCCCGCCCCAAGATATCCCACAGTATATGGAAAAAGTGAAGACCGAGATGAAAAGAAACTCTCTAGTGGATGCCAACACGGGCCGCGTTGATCTTCGTTATAACCCATTGTCTCTTGAAGAAGATTATTTCATTCCCATGCGGGGTGGAGTGGGTTCGGATATTATTTCTCTCCCGGGCGCTAAGTCTCTGGACGATATCGAAGACGTTAAATACCTGCGCGACAAGTTGTTCGCCGCGATCAAAATACCGCAGTCTTATCTCACTAACTTGGAAGGGGCGGACGAAGATAAGACCACACTGGCTCAGAAAGATATTCGCTTTTCACGAACCATCCAGCGTCTCCAGCGGTCCGTAGTGGCTGAGTTAGAGAAAATTGCTGTGGTTCATCTTTATACTTTGGGCTTCCGAGGAGAAGACTTAATTGGCTTTGATCTTACACTCAATAATCCCTCCCGCCTAGCAGAGCTGCAGCAGCTAGAATATTTGCGCACCAAGTTTGATGTTGCGAACGCTGTCCCCGAAGGCACATTCAGCAAACGTTGGATATCTCATAATATTCTCGGCCTGTCCGACGATGAGTTCTTGCGTAATCAGAGAGAGTCCTTTCACGATCGTAAATATCAGCAAGCCCTAGAATCGGTTACTGAGGAAGGAGCAGAGGAAGGTCTTGACGGCGCCGGCCTAGGCGATCTTGGTGGAGAAGAAATGGGCGATCTTGGTGGAGAAGAAATGGGCGGAGAAGAAATGGGCGGAGAAGAAATGGGCGGAGAAGAATCGCCCCTCCTGGCCGCACCCGGCCGCCGAGAAGATGATGTTCGTCATTACGATAAGAGTAGTTATAGTGCTAAGAACGGACGCAGCGACAAACGTCGTAAGTATGCCACCGGTCCCCACCGACGAGAAGATTGGGGCCACAAGCCAGAGGCAGGTACCCTCCGGAGCAAGCGCTCCAAAACCCCGGGGTCTCTCAGTATGGTCGACTTCAAATCCTTAGTTGGTCTAGAAGAAAGAAAAGCACCTACTTATACTAGGAGCGAAATTAATTTAGCAGAGAACACCTCATTAGTGAGGCAGTTGGTACAAGAGCTAGAGAATAAAGAGGCGCAAAAAGATGAAACATAATAAAAAGAGAAACACGGCATTTATTTATGAGACTCTGATTAGAGAGTTCACACGCGCAATTGTAGAGAAGAACTCCTCCCGAAAGAGCAGCATCATTAATCTTCTCAGAGAACACTTCGTAAAAGGCACCCCCCTCGCTGACGAACTAGAACTGTATAGTGCCCTTTTAAATACCAAGAATATTCAACGTCCGGTGGCTGAACGTATTCTTCAAGAGACAAAGGGTGCATATCAAAATCTTAATGAAAGTATCATCTTTGATGCTCAATCACAACTTATTAAAGCTATCAACAAGGACCTGGGTCAAGACACCTGGAAGGCCTTCGTCCCCAATTTTAAATCGTTAGCTTCGGTGAGTACAATATTTAGTTCCAAGGGGACCGTTAAAAAGCGTGTTCTTTTTGAACAGGCAATAGTGGATAGGATGAGCGCCCCTCACGCGGGAGATGCCGCCGATGCCATGCGGCCTATTGATAACTTGACATATAATTCATTTATTAAGAAATTCAATGTCAAGTATGGTGTGCTGCTTCAAGAACAGAAAGATCTTTTAAATCAATATATCGCCAGTTTTGCCGATGATGGTTTTGAGTTACGCGTCTATCTTAATGAAGAGTTGCGCCGCTTAAAAGAATCTCTGGCCTCTATAGAAAGATCAACGCTCGCTCCACTGATTACAACCAAAATGGATAATGTGGAGGAGTATCTCGAGGGCTTTCGTCGTCGCGACTTCAATGAGGCCGACTTGAGCAAAGTACTTAAGACCCAACAACTGGTCCAGGAGTTTGCATCTCATGATCAAAATTAAAGTAGGAGGCCCCCAGGCCACGGTCGAGCTGAACGCTCGCAAAGCACTCGACGGGTCTCTTCTTATTATGGATCACAAAGCCATTGATATTGCAGTGATGCCTGATCAGCTTAAGGTTGTCACCTTCCCGAAGACCACTTCCACGGAAGATGTCTATGACTACCAGAACAGACTTTTTGAGATGTTGGCTGACCAGGGAATTGTTGAACGGGCATCCATTCAGGGAGGCAGCGTATTTCGTTCCTTAGAAGGAGCGATAATGGAAAGTGAGCAAGTCAATTCGCTCCAAGCTGCTGTATATGTTATCTCGGAGTTTATATCTTATGAAGCGAGCCACGAAAGGGTGGCTGACGATTACGAGAAAGAGCTAGAAAATATGTATACCCACCCAGACCAGACCGACACAACCGAGTACGGCGAAGTACCGCAGTATGCCGAGAAGGGCTCGATGCGACCGGGTTACTACTACTATCCGCTCCGCAATCGTTACTAGAATATGGAACTATTACACTTTGTGCTTGCCGCTTACGGCATGACATTTATTATTATACACGGACACATCTTCAATAAGATACGCCCTCCCTGCAAATCAATGGGCGGCTTCGGTCGCCTATTCCATTGCCACTTATGTATGGGATTTTGGGTTGGCGTGTTTCTATGGGGCATAAGTCCCTATACAGAACTATTTAGTTTTAGCAATCAGCCTATGACAGCGTTCATGTGCGGTTGCATTAGTGCTGGAACCGCATACTTTTTGAGTATGTTGGTCGAGGATTACGGGATCCGCGTGGTCCATAAGGGAGGTGA